ATAACTTCTTGACCGGACAGACGGTTTACCTCGGTGGTCTTTCCCCAGCCGGATACAACGGTTCGTTCACGATTGCCTCAACTGGCACAAACACTTTTACCATCACAAACTCCACTCAACCCGGCGCAGTCACTTTCCAAGGCACTGCAACCGTTCAACCTTATCCAATACCAGCAGGAGGGGCGGTTTCGTATCAAGGCATCAACGGTTCAAGTAATGCAATCTGGCTCACTGGTTCCAACCCGCAAACGCTCTCTGGTGATGTGACGGTTGGCAATACAGGAACAGCAACCGTCAAGAAGGTTCAGGGTGTAGCAATCAGCGGAACGCCTGCTTCCGGTCAGGTTCTTACGGCCTCTGCTACAAATGCTGCATCGTGGAGCAATCTTTCGTACTTCAATCAGTTAGCAATCAACATGCTGCCGATTATCGGTGGCGTCACAGCAGTAGGAGAGACCTTTCCTCGATACTTGACCAACAATGATTTGACATTGTACTCGGGTCAGTTTCGAGCAACTGCTGTGTACCTCACGGCAGGAACAGTCGTTAGCAACATTTCTTTCTACACTAATACCGCAGGGTCGGGTTTGACCGGAACGTGGGCGGGCATCACTACGTTCTCTGGTACTACCGCAACACTCGTTGCTGCTACCGCGCAGCAATCTCTGACCACAATGGCAAACAATACCTTATTTACATGGCCTATCGCCACTATCGCTTCGGGTTCATCAAGCACCTATACCGTTCCAAGTACCGGCATCTACTACGTTGTAATCTGCGTGACTGGAACGACCATGCCACAACTTTCTTGCATTATCACAGGTTTTGCTGGGTCGCCAACCATTTCTCCGTTTATTGGGTTTACCACAAGTGGATCAACCAGCCCTCCCTCAATCGGCACAACCTATACAGGGATTACAAGCGGCGCGGCGTCCGTTTGCTATTTCGTTCTCACCTAGATTGGAATGGTAGAATAGAAAATGCCCTCAACTTACGCAGGCAGTCAAGCAACACTGACTTTCTATTACGTTCTCACCTAGCCATGGGTCACTCATACCGTCACATCGGTAGTGCGCTCCGAGGTGGATCAGCACTGCACTATTCGGGTCGCTTCCTTGCGGCTTACGAGCCGTTCGTCTTGTCTTCGGTTGCGGTTAGTGAAAAACAACGAGAACTCACGCGCTCGTCGCAAACCGTCTTTTCCTTCACGGAGAGTGCATTTACGGTCATGTATCCAGCGATCGTTGGTTCCGGCCTCATCGTGAGAGACACTCCGACAGACCAGATGTATGCTGAACCCTCAACCGTTGCTGCACTCACAGACCCCGCGCCAACGGTTGCCGTAGAGAGTTCCACCACCGCCACCTTTGAGGAAGAGGCAGTAATCTCGTATGAGGAAGGCGCAAATAATCGAGGGAGCGTATGACGTTTATTGAGTATCCAAGTCCGGCATCAAGCCTCCCAGACCTTCAGATCACATGGGAAGACCAGAACGGCAACCCCATAGATTTCAGCACCGGCTGGACGTTCAAGATGACCATCGCACAGCCACCGAACCCTGCGAAGATTACGAAGATGAGTGGGTTTAGTGCTGGAAACGGAACCCCGAACCTGACGATCATGTGGAGCCCGAACGAACTCTCCACCCTCACTCCGGGTCGGTGGGCCTTTCAAGTGACCGCAACCAACGGGCCTTCGGGTGGCAAGCAGCGCATCTTCAATGGAACTATCCGCATTGACCAACCGATTATCTCTTAGGTAGTGAAATGACTTGGACATACAGCGCAGACCCGACCTCATCAAACAAAGACGCCGTTCGATACCTCATTGGGGACACGAACGCCGACGATCCGCTTCTGCAAGACGAAGAGATCAACTTCAATCTCCTTGAGGTGAATAACAACATCTACCGTGCGGCAGCGAACTCATGTGAGAACCTTGCAGCCCGATACGCGACCCTTGCTCAGAGCACGTCAAAGAGCGTCGGTGGCCTCTCACTCAGTCAGTCGTATGGTGATCGTGGTCAGAGGTTCCTCACACTTGCTAAGCAACTCGTTGTGCGCGCACGAAAGGTCAATCCCCCGTTGGTCAATGCCGACGCAAAGGCACTCGGCGCAGAGTTTTCAGTAGGTCAGTTCGACCCCTATGTGGCTACGACGAACACTTGGCCTACAGATTCGACAACGGGTGTGACAACCACTTACGGGACAGGCTACAGCCCTGACTACTCTGGTAATGAGGGTGGCGGTCAAGACTGATGAGCAGCATTGACCCTCTCTTGCTCGCCATGATGACCCAGACGGTCGTGGTGGAAAATGCAGCCTTGCCGAGCACGGAGACATGGACAGAGACAACGCCTCAACTTGACATTTACGGGCGACATGACGGTCAAGTAGCCACCACCGATGCCGAGTGGCAAACAGGGAAGACAATCAAGTGCCGTCTTGAGTATTCCACCAAGATCGTTGCCGGGACAGACCACCGAGACCGTGCGAGTTCGGGTCGGGCTTACCTTGACGGGTTCTATCCAGAGATCAGCACCGAGAGCCGCATCACAATCCCTAGCCAGAAGCAACCAGCCTTGCGGCACCCGGTCATTGTCTCGATTGACAACAACTACGATGAAACGGGACTTACGGGATACAATACAGTTCTCAACTTTGAGTAGGCGGTAGTGAAATGACTATGGGCCCGAACTTCTCCATCAAGTTCGACACTACCGATGTTCGTCGCATGGAGCGCAACGGCAAGCGTCTGACGAAGGACTTGCGTCGAGCGGTCAATGAAGTGCTGACCATGATCTTCAATGAGAGCCAGATACTCGTTCCTGTGGATACCGGCGCACTCAAGGCTAGTGGAAAGTTGATCCTCAGTTCCCCCGGTTCGACACGGTTTGATTCGACAATCACCTACGGTTCCGATGGTTCCGATGGTCGGCCTCCTGTCACCTATGCGGTTGAGGTTCACGAAGACCTGCAAGCGCATCACACCGAGCCAACCCAAGCGAAGTTCCTTGAGGTTCCAGCAGACCGCTACAGTTCCTATCTCAAGAAGAAGATTGGCATGACCGTCCGTGCCGTCATGGAGAAGAAGTAATGCTGATTGAAGAAATCGCCCAATACCTCACGAATACCCTAACGCAGACTGAATACGGCACACAAGGGTTGGTTTCTGGTGTCAATCTCTTTATCGGTAGGATGCCCGCCGAAGCCCCGAACGCTTGTGTGGTGATCGGTCAATACGAAGGGCCGCCATCTGAGTTCACGATGGGAAGGTCAGTCTCTTCGATTGACACTTACAAGATACAAATCATGGTTCGTGCTGAAAGGGAAGACTACCCCGGTGGCGCAGCGTGGGCAGCCTTGATCCGCAACGTGCTCGGCTACGCCCCCGTTCTTGACCGCACTCTTTTCACTGACTTGATCCGACTTGAGCCAAGTGGAGTAGTCAATCCGTCTGGATACGACGAACTTGAGCGACCGAAGTTTAGTGTGAACTTCTCTGCCGTTCTGACCTCTGCGAATGAGTATCCATGAACGAGTTTGAGATGCTAGTGAAAACTGTGGAGGCGGCGAAGGCAGCCGCACTCGCATCGGCAGCCGCACTTGAGGCAGTTGAGTTGATGCTCGGTGGATCAGCAACAAGTGAGGTTGAGGAAGAGCCGGAACAAGAACTCGACCCCATTGAGCCTGAACCTGAACCCGAAGGGTGCGACCACCGAGAGGGTGTGGACATTGAGGTTGGTTCGGGAAAGTTCCGTGTCTGCCCGTGTGGTTGGCAAGGGCAACTTGACGCACCCCCTATCGTAGAGTAGGGTAGTAGCGTGACGAAGCGGAATACGACTGTTGCCGAGCCCGCCTACATTCCACCATGGGTCGAGTTGGACGCATGGGGAGAGTTTACGAAGGGCGACAAGATCGTTATCAAGGGCGAGCGTGGTGATTTCGTCTTTATGAGCGTTCACGTGGTTGCCGAAGAGGTCACGGCTGTCAATGTCATCGGTGGTCTTCACGGTCATTCTGGGTGGCGTTCATTCCGTCCTGAGCGCGTCGGCGTGGTGAAGAAGCCCCGAACTCGCAGAACGAAGTAGGCGACCCTTAGCGTTTCTCTATTTGAGTGGTAATCTTGGTCTGAACGGACTACTTCTCGGAAGGGTGAAATGGCTAAGTCAAACCCCGCAGCACCAGCCTACGTAATCACCAGCAAGTCGCCCATCTCGTACAGTGGCAAGCGTGTGGCTCCGGGAACCGTAGTCACCGACATTCCGGGTGAGAGCGTCACTTGGCTCTTGAAGGAAGGCTACATCAAGCCTGCACCCGTTGTCGCACCTGCACCTTCTAGTGAAATCCCACCGGCGACCGAGCCTGCACCCGAGCCGACCCCTCCGGTCGAGCCACCAGCCGCGCCTACTGAGGAACCGGCCGCCCCTGCTGAAACCCCTGCGAGTGCCTAATGCCAACTCCTATCTTCCTTCACGGTAAGAACACACGGGTTCTCCTTTCGGGCGCACCGAACCCCTACGCCTATAACGTCAATAACACCATCACCGTTGCCCCGCCGGTGGATCAGAGCAACCAACTGCAAGTCCTCTCGGCAGACTGCCCCATCTTCCCCGGTATGGTCATCGGGCCGGATTGGAACACCAGTGACACGCTTCCGACGAGTAGTCATTTCACCTTGGACGCCTATGGCAACCCACCGGCCTATCAGAACTATGTCTTGGCCGTGTCTGGCTCCACGATCACTATGTCGTGTTATGTGGACGCCACGACTGCTGCGAGCAACAATGTTTCACTAACCGACCCTATGACTTTGCATGTTGGCATTAGTGCAGATACCGGCTATGCAACGGACAATGCTTCGTTTGATGTGTCGCAGTTCTTCAATGATGTGTCGGTTTCCACCACCGTCGAGAGCACGGAAACGACTACCTTCCAGACTGACGGATCAAAGTCCTACATCGCTGGCCTGAAGGACGGTCAGATGACCCTCTCTGGCTTCTACGATGGTACCTTGGGCGGCATTGACGCAATCCTCTCCAACGTGATGAATGCTCAGTCCTCACGACTTTATGGTGTAAATAACTACAGTGTTCCTCAAGGCATCGTGGTCTTCCCTGACGGTAATGCGAATAACTGCTTCATGGCTCAAGGCTTTGAGACGAAATACGATCTCAAGTCTTCTGTCTCTGGGGTTGTGACCGTTGATGCTGATGTGCAAGTCACGGGAGGCGTTCGACGCGGTTGGGGAACCTACACGACGTTCGGCACACTTGACGGTTCTAGCACGAGCGCAACCGTGGCACTCCCCGCCTACCCGACGCAAACGGAGAACGGTGGACTACTGATCGGTGGAGTGACTGGAATCGTCGGTGCTGAAAACTTCCAACCCGACAACTTGCAAATCACTTGGACGCTCCAACACTCTCAAGACGGTCTGACTTGGGTGGACGACCTCGTGTTCTACGGTGGCGGCGACACTCTGACTACGAACATGGGGCTCGTTAGTGTAATCGCAGACAGTAAGAGCACTCAAGAATGGCAGATTTCCAATACGGTTTATCCGTATGTCCAACTACTTTTCACTATCTCAAACAGTGACGGTACGAACACCGACCCTGTTTCCGTCAACTTCTACTTTGGGTTCGCCCGCTACTAAGGAGAGCATCAACCATGACAACCCCCATCTTCAATCACGGTAAGAACGCGTTTCTGGCCCTCGGTTTCGCTGAGGCCGCAAACTCGGACTTCCCCGGTCTCACCGGCTCGGTTGGTGGAAACGGTGTGCCCGGTGGCACTGCCGATACTGCACTTACCCTCTCGGCAACGGGAACCTTCGCTCAAATCAACACTCCACCCGTTCCGGGTAGCGATGAGTACGGAGCGTTCGTCGGTGGTGTTCCGATCATTACGACTGATGACATGACCTCAACCTCGGCAGTCACGCTCGGAGAGGCTGTGAACGCTGGTGGAATAGTTCTGCCGATGTACAACATCTCGCCGTGGATCAACGACGTTGACTTGCCCATCTCGATTGACCCGAACGAGACCACGACCTTCTCGCGTGATGGTGTAAAGACCTACATTGTCGGTCTCAAGGGTTGGTCACTCACCTTCTCTGGTATGTATGACCAGACTGACGGAAGCATGGACTACTGGATCAGCCAGATGGAGGCTTACCAAGACACTCCGGGTCAGTTCATTACCTTCGTGTACGGCCCTGCCGACCCGGGTCAGTACGGCGGTTCCACCATCGCTCCTTCGGTCAAGTATTACGGTCAAGGTATCCTCACGAAGTACGACGTCAAGTCCTCGGTGTCGGGCGTTGTGACCTTTGATAGTGAAATCCAGCCCACGGGTAAGGTCTGGCGGACTATCATCTAGGTTATTCCCTAGATAGGAGCAACCATGTCAGACCTTGCAGCCAAAATCTTCGCCGTCGAAGACATTGAGAGTGAACTCGTTGATGTAGAAATCTGGGGCGTGACCGTCCTAGTGAAATCTATGACTGCTCGCGCTCGCCAAGGCATGATTGCTCGCACGGTGGACGAAAACGGCAAGATGGACATTTCGCAGGTTCTCCCTGAGATGGTGATCGCCTGCACCTACGACCCTGAAACCGGCGAGAAGGTCTTCAAGGACAGTGACCGTGAGGCACTGCTGGCGAAGTCCGCAGCCGCAATCGAACAGATTTCTACCGTCGCTATGCGCCTCTCTGGTATGACTGCTGAGGCTGTGGCTGCGGTGGGAAAAGACTTGCCCTCGACGCAGAACGACGCTTCCTCTTTGAGTTAGCCGAGAAGTTAGGTCGCACATTTGAGGAACTGCTTGACGGTTCTCCATCACACAAACCGTTGAGTGCGATGGAGATGCTGGAATGGCAGACAGTCTGGGCGTTGCGGGCAGAAGAACAAGAGCGTGCGATGAAGGACAACCGCTAGGCGGGAGGTGAAAAATGGCGACAGATTACGACTTGAGGCTCCGTATCCTCGGAGATGACCATCAAGCAATCGAAGCCATTGAGCACGTCGCCAAAGCATCAGAACTCGTTGGTGAAAAGATTGCCGACCACTGGAAGAGCACCTTCTCGTCCCTCAAGCGAGAGGTTGGCTGGTTCGGTGTCGCGCTCGGTGTCGAAAAAGGTCTTGACCTAGCCTCCATTCAGGTTTCAGCACAGAAGGTTCAGTCCACCCTTCTCAATAACCAGAAAGCAATCGGATCATCGTTCGTCGGAACCTTGACAGCACTTGACGGTGCGAACAAGACGATGATTACGGGCAGCATGAGTGCGTCAAGTTTCAGCAAGATCGCACAAGGGAACTTGCAACTCTACTCGTCGCAACTTGACAACATGGCGACGCAAATGTCGTTGCAGACGGGTATCGCGAAGAACCAAGTCGTGCAAGCGCAGAACCTCTTACTGCCGAACAAGGACTTAGTGAAACTGTTCTCGCAACAAGCGGGAACGATGCAAGAGTCACTGAACGCTGCCGCCAACATCTCTGCAATCATGGGTGGGAACGGGCGCGGTATTGCTGGAACCTCTCGTATGCTCGGTCGCTTGCTTGCCGACCCCGCGAAGTCCATGGGTTCCATGAAGCGATTTGGTGTCACTCTTTCACAACAAGAGCAAGCACGGATCAAGCAAGTGGAGAAGACGAACGGTCTGCTCGCTGCTCAGGCGTTATTCCTCAAGGACATTACGCAACACACGCAAGGCTTGGCCGTGAACTCGATTTCACCAATGGAGAAGTTGAAGAACTCGGTCACGATTATCTTCCAGACACTCGGCCTCGGACTGTTGCCAATCCTTGACACGATGGCGAAGGACTTGGCCGGAGTGGTGAATAGTCTTTTGCCGATCTTGCAGGGTCTTCAGGGGCCAATGAGAATGATCTCCGACCAACTCGGTAAGGGTCTCAGCATGATCCTTGCAGCAGTCGTTCCTCTCGTCCAAATCTTCTCTCAAGGGTTCTTGCCACTCATCGTCAAGGTCGCAGCCACGCTGTTTGAGGGGTTCGGTCAGGTTGCGAAGGTCATTGACACCTTCCTCAACAACCACATGAAACAGATTGTCGCGGTTTTCACTACCCTCACGAACATCATCGCCAGTGGCTTGACTACGGGGCTCAACGAGATTGCCGGTGCATTTCAGCAAATGGCGAACTCGGGGCAACTCGGAGACTTGTTCCAGTCGCTCACACAGTCGTTGCAAATAATGATGCCGATCCTTCCGGCGGTTCTCGACGCCTTCTCGCAGTTCATCATCGCCCTTCTCCCAATCGCTGTTCAGATGTTGCCGGTCATGGTGCAGTCTTTCCGGCTCTTCGCAATCTTGATGAAGAGCATCTTCCTTCCGGTTGCCAAGTTAGTTAGTGAAATCCTCAAGGTCTGGCAAGAATACTTCAAGGGTCTTGACCCACTGATTGCCGGTCTGGCCGCAATCTGGTTTACCCGTGACTTGTTCGTTCTCCCTCTGAACGCTATCGCAGACGGGTTCTCAGGCATTATGTCTAAGGGTATTGCCCTAATGAAGTGGATAACGGGTATTCGCGCTGAGGGTGGCTTTATGAGCCTCTTGAGGGGTGGGGTTGGTAAGTTCTTCGGTAGTGGTGAAAAGGCCGCAACGCATGCCGCCGAAAGTGCTGCTCTCGGTGGGGCAGAGGGAGAAGCCGCTGGTGTCGCTGGCGGTGGTGGTGTAATCGGTCTCATAAATAAGATCAAGGCACTCCGAGCACTCAAGACTGCGAAAGCCCTTGAGGAAGCCGCCACCCTCGCGAAGACCGTGGATAGTGCTGGTGGAATGACCGAAGGATTGACCGCACTACGCGGTGGTCTCTTGGCATCAGGGACAATCCCAGAGGCCGCTGCTGCCGGTGGAGCGGCTGAGGCTGGTGCTGCTGCCGGTGCTGGTGCAGGTGGAATACTTGGAGTAGAGGCAAGTGTCCCGGTCATCGGTTGGATTGCTGCTGCCATCACTGCCATCGGTGCTGCCGGCTACTACATGTACAAACACTTTGAGACCTTCCGGCGTGGCATTGACCGCTTCGGTGGGTTCTTTACTGAAATCGGTAAGGGCTTCGCCACAGCCGGCGTAGTCATCTGGCATTGGATTGACGGGGCCTACCAGAAGATCGTTCACCTCTACGACTTCATCATCTCTCTACCGGGGAAGATTGGCAACTTCATCGTTTCCACCTTTGACGGCATCGTGAGTTGGATTGAGAACCTACCGAACTTACTCTTGCGCTCTGTCGAGAAGTTGGGTCAGACGATTTGGGGAGCCATCGTGAGTTCCTACCGGCAGTTGGTTCCGGGGTGGATGCAAGGTGTAATCTCTAGCATCGGCAGTGCGATTGGCAGCGTAGGGAACTTTCTCTTCGGTGGTTCCACGCCGGTTGCGAAACACCACAACGGCGGTGTCGTGCAAGGGCCTCTCGGTCGAGAGATGCCAACGATCCTTCGTGCCGGTGAGGGTGTCCTCACAATCTCGCAGATGAACGCCTTGAGGAACCCGCGCTACGGCAGTGGTGGTGGAAACATGGTTATCCACCCGAACGCTGTGACAATCAACGTGCAAGGGAGCGTTGATCCGCAAGTTGCAAAGATGATCCAAGACCATGTGAGTACGCAGTTTGGGGAGTTGCAACGCACTCTGCGGTCAATGGGGAGGTAGTTTCACCATTTACGCGGTAGTCTAGAGACTGGTCGCCATGAAACCTTACTTCTCGAAGCCCAACTACACCGATGTATCAGGGCCGAACTGGACGGTAGTCAATGCCAGTGATGGAACTCAGGCACTCAACGACCTCTCTGCGCTCGCAGTCAAGACCGTTGCTGAAACTCCTTACGGTGGTTATGTCACGGCGGCACACGCCGACCCAATCTTCTCCATGTTCTCGGCAACGAGTGTGCTTTCCACCAAGAGCAGGGGAACGCGCTGGACGGTAAACGAACTGTCGGGCAACGTCCGAGACACCGGCGACACCTTCGTCTATGTGGACAGTGTTGAGGGTTTCACTAAGGGTCAAGTTGCAGCAATCCTTGAGGGCATCTCACAAGACCCACAAGGCGACGCAGCGAACACCTCAGTCTCTCCCGACGCCTTCTATAGCGAGTGGCTCGACATTGGCAGTGTCGGACTTATTCCAGCATCACCGACCACACCGGCGACCTCAGACAACTGCCTCTACTTCCCTGTCAATGCCTCTACATGGTTCACGCCGATCACCTCTGGGCAGTTTGACCAGCAAGGCGTGGCGGGTGCGATTACGCCCGCTTACGTTGGTTCGACTGCTCCCGACCCAAGTCGTGCGCTCTACATCTCTGCGAGTGCCGATCAGCAAGCACGGGACAACTTGCTCACCTTGCTCCCCGACTGGGTTGGGCCGCTCCAAGTCACGGCGATTTCAGTAGCAAGCGACAAGACAACCGTCACGCTTCTCGGAACGACGCTCGGACTTGCTCAAGGTCAGACGCTCACCATCGCGAACTCTTACAACGGCATGGGGTTCTGGGCCGGCATCATCACGGGTCTTAGTGAAACAACCGTCACAGGTCACACGGTCATCACGACCACCTTGACCACGGCGAACCAAGGTAGTGGATCGTTTGACGTTCCAGCAAACCTCGGTGGCTATGTTCTCCCTTCAGATGTTGCAGCCGGTCGCTACTGTCTAGCCTTCGCAGCGACCTTGACGGACACGAACGGCGTTCCCACGGTCTTCACCGTCAATAACACTTCTAACGCTCTCGGAGTGACCTTCTTCACCACTCCTTACCTCGCAACCACCGTAAACACGGATCAGAGTTTCGTCACTCAGGTTGAGGGTCTCGGGCAGAAGGTTCGCTACTACTTTCCAGCAACGGGGGCTACGGGCGCACCCAACCAACCACCCTCGGCATCTGCGGTTGGGCAGTTCCCGATTGTCACCGTCACGGGCATCTGGCCACAAGAGTTCAATGTCTATGGTGCTGAAATCGTAAACTGCAACGCCGGCTCGTCATACTTTGAGGTTCTCTCTTCGGCAACCGACGATGCAACGGTCTCTCTTGACTATGCGACGGCAACTTTCTACCTTCCGGGTTCGGTGGACAGTGATGGCAACGCTGTGGACGGATCGCACTACGGAGCCAACTTATTCTTCCCAATCAACGTCGTAGCGATTGACGGGCCTCCTGTTGCCACCTTCCAAGCGATGAGTGACGCAACCAGCGTGACCGTAGGCGGCACGACCTACCCGAACGCCCGTGTGATTTCAGTAGACGACGTCTCAAACATCTTCGTCGGGCAACACTTAGCCTTCCGTGAAGAATACACGCAAAACCTTTCCACCACTGCGACGGCAACCGCTTCCTCAAACACTCTGAACTTCTCTGGTCATGTAGTTGCCAACCACTACAGCATCACGGGTGTCAGTGACGCTGTGGCCGCTCAACTCGGTATCGGCGCACCTTTGACGAAGACTGGTGGTGGAACCGGCTGGCCAGCAGGAACCTACATAACGAACATCTACAATGTCGGTACGAACAATAACACGGTTGTCACGAACCACCCATGGCGTTCCACCACACAGACTTGCAATCATCACACCCTCACGAATAGCATCTCTACGACTGCGACTGGTCTGACCGGCGACGTTGTGACGGTTGCTTCGGTGAACGATTGGTTCCCTCACCACAGCGGATCGGTGCTCACCGTTGTCTCCAACTCCGGTGGACATTTCACTATTCAAGACGAGAACGGGCTCAATCAGGCTCCGAACTCCGTGAAGTCAAGTGCGACCATTACCTTCGCCTCAGCCAATCAACCGAGTTGGTACGTCATTGACGTCAATAGTGCAGACACGACTTTCACCATCGCTTGTTCCTCTCTCTCCGCTGGCACGGTGTACACGGTCACGGGTCAAGACGCACCAGACGGTTCTGCGCCGGTCAATCAACCGATGGTCTATGCCAACGGTGCATCGGCCAATGACATTTACGCCTACGACAGTCAAGTTGATGAAGGTGCGACCCTTGACGTTGCTGGTGGAACCACAGGAGCAGGTGTCATCGCCTTCACGGGCGTCGCAGATGACGTCAAGTGGAACCATGTTGCCGGAACGGTGGTCGGGTCATACGACTTCGGCCCTCGCTACATTGGTAGTGAAACCGTTGGCGACCTTGAGGTCATTGACCCAATCCACATCGGTTCACGCACTCAGGCGCGACTTCACCACAAGATCAAGCGTGGGGCGCAAGAGTTCTCGGTCAATGCCAATCCGAATACGCTCGGTCACGGCAAGATTGACATTTACGGAACCTACTACTCCTACGACACGTACGGCAACACCGTTGGCTGGCTGCCGAACACGGGTATCGGTGGTTTCACTACCCTTGCCGACTATTACGGACTTGGACGCATTGACAGTGGCTACTTCACGAATGGGAGTGCCTACGTCACGGGAGTTGCGAACGCTGCACGATTTTTCACCATCGGGGACACGGTTGAGATTGTCAATGACGTTTCCTACACCTACCTTCCCGCGAACACGACCATCATCGGTGCTGTAAATAACGGCAATAAGGGTTGGACGCTCTGGCTCAGTAATGCCTACAACGGCTCAAACGGCTACCAGCAACTCCGCGTGAACATCGCTACTTGCCACACGGTCATCGTGGGTAGTGGTGAAACCGCAGAAGCCGTTGTCGTGATTACGCAGAACCCAACGAAGTCCACCTTGCCTCACGAACAGACACTCGACGGTCGAACGGGTGCTGCTGCCTTCCGTTCCCCGTTCCTCTGGAAGTTGGCTCCGGGTCAGAAGTTTCACTACGACCATAAGGCGGGCGAACCTGTCTCCACGCCGAACTTGCCCTACCGACTTCCGAGTTTCAGCAAGACTGCCCATGCCAAGAACGCTCCGATCCTCGGCGCACCGGACAACGCAGTTGTCTATGACATTACGAATGGCACGAACTACACGGCGGCTGCGGCAATCGTCGCATCAAACCTTTCCGGCGACCTCTTCGTCAATGCTGAAACCGAAATCGCTGTCGGACACCCGTGGGTTGAGGCTGGCGTCAATGGGCAACCGAACACCGCAACGATCCTCGTCAGTGACACTCCGGCTCGTTCATCGCACATCAAACTCGCTACAAGCGCAGGACAGCCGACTACTGAAATCACGCCAGTCTTGCAGAGTGGACTGACGGTTCTCCCGCCAGAGATCGCTCGATTGGCCGGTGACGTCGTGCTGACCGATGCCAGCATTGAGGCAGTTCTTGACACCCATGTCGCTGACGTCACGGCAGTCGTGGTTGGAGCCCCCACACCGACTTCACAGACCTACACGGTTCAGAACATCACCAAGATTGACAACTCACCCTACGGCTACCACCTTGAGGTTGAGACAACGGACTACGCCGCCATCACAAGTCCGGGGTATGCTTACATTTCACTAACCAGCGTTTCGCCAAGTGATTTTGACATTTCTTCGTACTTGACCTTCGTTGCCGAGCCGGTTCAGAACTACACGGTTTATAACGCTGCGAAGTATTCCAGCACGGTCGCTACCTATGCCTTCTTGACGAGCAAAGACCCGAACCTCAATCTGGGCGACCACATAACGGTTAGTGGTTTCACTGGAACTCATGCTTCTGAACTCAATGTCACGAACGGCAAGGTTGTCGGGATTGACGTCCACCCCTACACTCCGGGCGGCTTCTCTTACACCACCTATGACGTTCAGGTTCCCTCTGGATCAACCTTTAGTTGGGTTGGCGGCTACGGAACCGCTGTTCCACCTCAGAAGTTTACAATCACGGTTGATGCCCTTCCAAGTGACACCTACATCTCTGGTGGAACCGTCACGGTCTTGACCCCCGGAACCATCACGGTCTCGGCAACCAACAACTTCTCTGTCGGTGATCAGGTTGCCTTGAGTGGACTTTCACCATCTAGTCTCAATACGGGTGCTTACGATACCTACTGGTACACCGGCGACTTGTCGGACTTCCAAACGGGGCTCGGATACGGTGTAGTGAAATCTTCGTCAGGGTCATCGTTCACGCTTGAGTGCGGTCCTCAGCAGAAGTCCGATCCTTCCATTGAGACCACCGCCACGCCCATCTACGACCCGCCTGCTGGAACTTACAGTGGTTTGTCGGGTATCGCCTACCGATTGACCGCACTAGAGGTCACGGCTCCGAATGGCGATGCGAACAGTCTGACGGTCGGTGGTGTAATCTCCGGCTCTTACATTCAGTCCGGAACCACCGTTATCTCTATTCCCAATGAGAGTAAGTTCGTTATCAGCAAGCCGCCGATGGACGTTCCCGCCGATGGAGCAGACGTCACACTTACTTACGGTGCTGCGGAAGCGTATCTCCTTGATGTGGTGGAAACCGCAAAGATACCGAGCACTCCCTTCTACATCACGGCTGGTAGTGACCAAGTTCAGGTGCAGGCGGTTGCAACCAATCCCGATGGGGGATTGCGATTTGTCCTCAATACGCCGATCACTACCTCGCACTCCGACCTCACGCCGATCCACCTTGCCCATTGGCCGCAAGACACGGAACTCCGTCGCATCGCTGCTCCTTATGCCTACTTGACTGACCCGCTTGAGATTTCAGCATACGGCTCTCTGTATGTGACCCCGTTGCCATGCAAGTTCCCTGCCGGAATAGTCCTCTATGTCACAAGTCCAGATGGGTTCCAGCAGTCCTTCACGCTCGCAGATGACGCGCAGGTAGGCGACACGGTTCTCTACGCTCTCAAGTCCTCTGCGGTCATTTCTGACACTACTGTCGGTTCCACACTTCTTACTCCCTCGGTTGTCACAGCCACCTTGTATGTTGGACAGCCGATCTCGGGAACCGGCATTGACTTCGGCACGACGATTGCTGAAATCCAATACTCGGCAGATGGAGTAGTCAGTTCCATCACACTCTCCAACCCTGCAACCGCAGATGGAACGGCCACTCCGCTTGACCTCGGTGAGGATTTCACTACGACCTCTCTCTACCCTGCAACGAGTGGAGCCAACGGGTTCTTCACGACTACGGGCGATGAGACCGGAACCCCATCAGTCGGAACAGTCATCACCACCGGCTTCTACGATGACCTTCCCACGGGTGCGACCTTGTTCCTCGGCAACGATGCCACCTTCTCAACTTCGTGGTTCCCGCTTGACCCTTCTGACCCGTCCGTAGTGAAATCCTACGCAACCGAGTTTGCGAGTGACAGCGTGGCGATTGAGGTCGCAAAGCACACTCCGAAGGGTGAGGCAGTTGTCCCTGTCGTGCCGTTCCAGCCGAACTCTGTGTACGACACTCAACCATTCCCTATGCAGTTCACGCCGAACTCTTACGCTGCTGGAAACCCGAACATCATCATCTACTCAGTCGGGGTCTCGCACATCAAGGGCGATGGCATCAAACTCACTTTCACGACCGCTACGACGCACAACTTCTCGGTTGGTGAAACCGTAGAGGTTGGCGGTGGGTTCTCCATCACAGGAACCGTGCAAGACGTTCTCTACAGTGGTGGAAACCCTACCGGCTTCACGATCCTCGGCACGACTGTCGTGGACAGTGACTACTCCAATGTCTTCGCATCATCGCAGAGTATCAAGGTTGGGCTGCGGGTTTCCAGCACGGAACTCCCTGCTTCTGATGCAACCTTCATTCAGGCGATTGCCGATGCCACCCTCTACTCGACCACTTACAACACTGAGGGCAACCTCGGCAACATTCTCAACGTTACTGAAAAGGGTCTTGGCTACTTTATCCAGATCGACGCAAATCCCTACCCGAATGTGGCGGGTTCCAACGGCCTGATCAAGATTACGGGAGCCTCACCTTCAGCACTCAACGTCGCCAACATACCTTGGGACGATACGCAATACAACTACCCTTCGTATGTCAAGGGTCAGAAGTATGACCGTTGGTTTGGCAACCTCTCGGCGTATTCCACCGACGCTACTGCACAGACATTTACCGGCTACTTGCCCTACCCTGATGAGGGCATCTTTGACCCCTCATTCTTCGTTCCGGAGAGCGTGAACGTCGGAGACCATGTGACCTTCGGCAACGGAACCTTGAGTGGTGCTGGAACCGTTGCGAGCATCACGCAACCGACGAGTACCAGTGAGGGTCAAGTCGTTGTCAACGTCACCTCGTCTTCCCCGACCTTGACAACGATTGCGAGAACCTCAACCACCTCTGGGTTTATTGAGCAACCAGCCAACGTGTATTGGCTTGGCTTGCCTAGTGAAATCACTTGGAGTAGTGGCGGGAAACTAACTTCGGGAACCCTGAACTCAACCTTCACGGGTACGCAAATCACCTTGAGCCATGCACCGCAAACTGCGCTCGGTCGCCCATTCGTGATCCATTCGTCTTCTTTGACTGCACCGAGTTCTCTGACCCTCGGCAGTGGTGGAAATCAAGAGGTGGTGTATCCTGCGACAATCCCGACCACGGCAGATGGCGGTCGCACTTACTCTGTTCGACTTGCACACGCTACCCGCAAGCCGCACGATGCTGGAAACCCAACTCAAGACTACCAATACCCCGACAATCCTTCTATCGGGGACGTGACCTATCGCCCCGACCTCTCTGGTCTGTTCATGTGGGACGGAACCACTTGGCGATCAGCACGGTGCATGGGCGTTCGTGGCATCTACTCCTTGCTCGGCCCGAAGTTCGGGAACGGTCTAGTGCAAATCAGCATCGTGGATAGTGTGACCGGCAATGAGGCGGCTGCGGATACCTTCTCCAACCTCACTCCTACAGGTTGGAAGACTTATCATGGTGGAAACCACGCTACTGACCCGAACAAGCAAGAGTGGACGGGCGACAGCCTCTCAAGCCTGCGCTTCCACATCAACGCGCGAGTGCCACTTGACAGTTCCATCGGGTTCCGGAGCATTTCACTAGAGGCCGACTACGTTGCTGCCCCCTTGTGTGACGATGTGTTCCTCTCGCCTTCCGACAGCATGGTCATCACGAAGGGTTCGCAGCACTTCGTTGGCTGGCAGTACGACGGTATGGGAGACAACCAGACCGGCTGGGAGGTGAAAATCTACACCGACGAGCAAGTGAGTGGCGATGGGTTTGACCCCGCCTCAACCGAGCCCGTTTACCGCATCTCTGGGAACGATGACGCAGCGCAGACGGAGATTACGACTGCATACAACTGGATCAACGGACGTCGCTACTGGGCGTATGTCCGAGTTGCTAAAAACTTCCAGAACAGGCATTGGTGGAGTGATTGGAAGAGCCGTTCCTTCTATCCGATCCTCAACCAGCCCTCAACCCCAACCGTCACGGTCTATACCGATGATGAGAACTCTTGTACTGAAATCGTTGTGCAGTCTGCCGACAACTTGCTCGGCCCGAACAACGGTTCATTCACCAACAGTGCAGGTGGGTGGGACGTCACGAGCAACGACACGGCCGGGACTTCGCTTGATGTATTGGCAACGGCAATAACGACTAGTGAAATCATTCCGACGGGCAAGCACATTCGCAGTATCCCCATCGGTGCAGACGGATACCTTCGCACCGCAATCACCACGACCTCGCAGTGTGGAGATGTTCTGGTCTGGGGACACGCTCGACGCAAGTCTGACCCTATTGGTTTCCCAATCTCAGGTCAGTTCTGGATCACCATCGGTTCTGAGGCAATCCTCGTTCACAATAAGGCAGATGGCAACAACTCCGGAGACCATTTCACTATCCTTGAGCGCGGCTACAGAGGCACGACGCCTGCAACGTACGCTGTCGGTGCGGCTATCTCCTACGGCTTGCAAGATGACGTCTACATCGGATCAACCGGACTGATTTCGTGGCATGAGAAGGTAAAAACCTCGTGGGCAACAAAGGAGAATGTCGTTGTCCGTTATGTCGGTGGCAAGGCTGGTGTCGGTGGGAGCGCAGGCACGGGCCCTCAAGTTCTCAACTCGGCACGCCTCAAGGTGGAAAGTGGAAGCGGCAGAGGAACGGCGGTCAATGGTTCCGGTGGTGGGTTCTATGTCTTTGATCCAAACGGCTACCTGACTGACGGTTGGGTTGGTCAAACCGCATACCTTGACTACCACGAAGCCGGAGTTCCCCTTGAGCCCGTGGTGATTACGGGTGTCTCTCGCGTCGGCACAGGTGCGAATGGCAAGACCGCCATTTCGTCCAACATTCAGTTCGGTAAGGTTCACGGAGACACGGTTCTCGCACAGACGCAACTTGGTGGAATGTTTGGTAAGACTTACTACTTACCATTCAACTGCACCGCAACTCCAACGCAGTTGAACACGGCACTCACCGGCAACTCGGTTATTCCACCAGAGCATAGTTCTGTGGGTATCTTCCACAATGTCTCCGGATCGTTGTGGATTGCGAATGTTGAGTGGAAGACGAACGACGGAACCTACGCCTCGGCCTCTTACCCTGCTACCTTCGCTGGTGCTGGTGGAATGGGTCAGTTGCTCACGGCGATCGAATACGGCGTTATGGGGTCTCAGTTCTCTTACAGTGGCTCGTCTGGTGGTGTCGGGCCGGCAAAGGGCAACATTGACACTCTGCCCGTGAACATCAGCCTGCCGCGTCCTCCGCACACTCCACATGGCAAGGGTGGCGAGTGGTTCATTCCGGGTGGAACAAACATCTATCTCACGGGTGTTCCGAAACTGTCTCAAGACGTCAACGTCCACATCTCACGGCCTCACGGTCACGACTTCGCAACGAACTTCGTTGGTGGAAAGACTGAACTCGTCCTCAACCATGTCATCGTGCAAGGAACGCCCGGCACGCCTTCGCACGGTGGGGTTGCTGGAACGCCGGTCTATGGCACGAAGACTGTCCACCATGACGGTCTCAACGAGATTTCAGTAAACCAAGACATTGTGGTCAGTTTCCCAACCGAGCAACCGCCGACCATCTTGCAAGGAACCTACGGCAACTGGTCTGGCTCTGCCTTCTCGCCGGTGGATCACTCCTTTGTGCCGCAGTATTTCACCGGACAGGCTTCGGACACGGGTGCTGGCCCTGACACGAACACGATCTACGACCTCTCGATTTCCACCTCGCTGCTCACGACTGCGATGCGAGTGTCGGTCAATGATGACCTTGCCGCAAACCAAGTCACGGTAGATGGCACACCCGCCGTCTATGACCACACCACGATCACCATTTTGAACCCGACTGCACACTCGATTACGCTCAACAAGCCGGTCAAGAGCACTGCCTACTACGGAACAACCACGCCGTATCGTGCGACGCCAATCTTCAACGCTGTGGAGTTTTCAGTAAACCCAAGCGTGAGTGCCGGAGACGCAATCATCGGTCAAGGTATCCCTGATGGTGCAACGGTCACATCGGTCATTACCTCTGGTGGAAAGTGGATCGTGCGCTTTACGAATGGCAACGCCTCAGCCGGAGAGGTGCAGTATTCCGCACTTGACCCCGTGACGAACCGTCCGGTCAGTCCGGTCACGACGAACTCGTTTATGTTCGTTTCAGCACCGGCAACGGTTATCCCCGCCGGTTCTCGCAGTCTCCCTGTGCGCCCCTTCAAGCCTTCCAACCGTATCCTTGCTGGAACGCCGGTGACTGTGACCTTCCCCGTGCAGTTTGGAACCCACGCTCTCGGCATCTTCCCGAGTGCGAACGGAACTAGTGAAATCTCTACGCTGGCGAACGGGTTTGACGGATCGTGGACACCTCGCAACTCAGTTCCGGTCATCGCTGGACTTGACTACGGGTTCATGGGTTGGTCGTGTTCTGTGGTTGGTTCGACGCTGATTGAGTTCGTCACCTCGATTGACTGGTGCGGTGAGGACGGAAGCCTCATCAGTTCAACAGCCTCAAATGTCGTTCCCGGAGACACGCCGACCTCGTATCTTCGCTACCTCAACGATTTCACTAACACCGCTGCGACTGTGAACTACACACCCGGCGGTTGGTCGCCAGCCGTTGCCTTCGGAACTGCTCCCGATGGTGCTGCATACGCCGTGACACGCTGCACTTGGAACGGCATCACCACTTCAGATGTGGTTGCGCTGTGCGGTCTTTCCTTCAAGGCTCTGACCTCGACCGACCCACTTTCCACCATCAGTAGTGCGAAGACCGTCTCGACCAGTCTCTCGACCACGATCCTCAATGCCCTCAACCAGACGGTTGATAACTCTTCCACCTCAAACGCCCTCAACTTGCCTCTCGGAACTCCGTATGAGGGCTACTCTGCACTCTTCGTTCTTGAGCCTGCGACTGCGAACCAAGAACTAATCCTCGGTGGTAGTGAAAACTACCTCTCAACTGTCCTTGTGTCTGACGCTGCGGCTGGCGACACCGCCATTCAGTTGCAGAACACCTTTGGACTTGCCGCTGGTGCATCACTCACCGTTGGCTACCAGAACGAAGTTAGTGAAACCGTGACGGTCACTCCTGATTGGGACGGGACAAGCAACGTGACCATTAGCGCGCTCGCAAACGACTACCCTGCTGGAACTCCGGTCTGGGCAGATGTGTTCGGTCTTGCTCGGGCTGCGACCCTTCCTCACGATGTTGGATCAGCAGTTGCAGTCATGGGCTACGGCGTGGACGGATACGTCAATGCTGCAAATGAAGGGCTGCAATACAAGGTTGAGCGCAGTACCGATGGTGGAATAACTTGGCAAACGCTCTGGCGGGGAGCCAACCTCGTGTCGGGCAATAATGGGCGAGCCGTACTTCGTGATTACGAAGTTGCGAATGGAGAAGTGGTGGAATACCGCGTCACTCCAACCTTCGTGATTGACCCGGCAGTCGGTAAGCCGATCTCGGGGCCGACCACTCGACCAATCCAGTCAGTTCCGATTGAGAACGGATCGTGGTATCTCGGTTCGACTTCCGATGAGACGCTGCGCTTCAAGGTTCTAGTGCAAAACGCCTACACCGAGCAGCAGCAACACACTTCCGGTGTGTTCTATCCTCTTGGCTCAAGTCGCCCGATCACCGTCGCCGGTGTTCCGACAGGTCGCGATGGAGACATTACGATTACTTGGACGGACTTGGAACAATACGACAACTTCCGTTCCATGATTTCTCGTGGTGAAACCTTGCTCTTGAGTAATCCGGTTGAGGGTAGGGTCATGTACATCTTTATCAACCAGAATGTTCAGTTTACCAATAACGCTGCGGCCAACCCGTGGCGCGACATTGAGATACAGTACGTTGAGGCTGCCCCTCCGGGCTTCGGCTACACCTACGGGAGTTAGTCATGTATCCGGCTAGTGAAAAGTTCTACAACTCACTCAAGGGCTCGCACCGTCCCATGATTATCGTGAAGGCGAAGTCCATTGACGGAACCTTCGCCAACGTCTCGGTTTCTAGCGGCTCAGTCAAGGTGGACCGCACTTCTCAAGACGCTCGACGCACTTGCTCACTGACGATCAACGACCCGACCCTTGTGCCAATCATTTCCACCGACCCGCTTGGCATCTACGGCAACCACCTCTACATCTACAGAGGCGTTCTGTGGAACATGGACGGTATCGGTGAGGAACTTTTCACTAGTCCGCCCCCACTCACGAAAGAACTCCGCGCTCCGGCCAATGGAGCCTACGAACTCGTCCCCCTCGGCGTGTTCCGCATCAGTTCCGTGGACATCACCGAAGACACTCAAGGCGACATCACGATCTCGGTGGACGGTGCTGACATTTCCTCCAACATCTCTAAGAACGCTTGGACGAACCCCGTCACCGTTTGGAAGACCGCATACAGGGTTCCCGTTCCGAAGACTTCCACCACAGCGGAGCAGACCTATGTGGCGAACACGATGCAAGAAGCCCTCAAGTTGCTCATCAACGACAGGTGGAGTATCGGCAAGAAGTCAGTCTTTGGTGAAACGCAGTTCAACTTTAGTGGCGTCGCAGACATGCCCCTCGCTCGACCAGTCATCATGGGTTCGGCCAACATCTCGACCTCCGGGTCAAACTCGCCGTGGGTGGATTTCACTGGACTTGCCACGTCACTCGGAGCCGAACTCTTCATTGACGCAGACGGAGCCTTCACGCTCAAGCGGCTACCTGACCCGAACACCATTCCACCTATCTGGTCGTTCCTCGACGGTGAGGGTGGACTACTCACGAACGCTCAACGGAAGTTGGACGTGGACAAGGCCATCAACTACGTCATCGCTACAGGTGAAAACACGGGTGCGAAGCAAGCACTCAAGGCGATTGCCTTTGACGGCGATCCAGCATCTCCGACCTACTATCAAGGTGAGTTCGGTCGAGTGGTTGGTCGAGAGAGTGGTAGAAAGAAACTGACTACCCAAGCGCAGGTGCAGAACGCTGCCGATACCTACCTCAACTGGTTCGTCGGTGGCGAAGAGGCTGTGACCATCGAAGGCATCGTAAACCCGGGCCTTGACACCGGCGATGTGGTGCTGATCCGACGCAAGGCAGTCGGCATCTACAACCCCTACGCTACGCTTGCGGAACTGTCCAGCCCACTTCGCAACGACGGGAGTTCGGCGATTAGTGAAATCCTCACTACTCCACTCAAGAAGCCTCTCGCGAAGGGAACGAAGGTCGTGCTCTACACCTACTCAGCAGAGGACGTTGTCACTGTCGCATCGCACTACCCAGCCGGAGCAACTGACATTCAGGTAGAGCCGTTCTTTCCGAAGGTGGAATACTACAAGTCCACTCCCGTTCTTGACACGAATGACACCTCCAACAACGGAGCCGTGCCGTACTACATTGACCAACTGACTATTCCACTAGACCTTGACAGTCCCGTGCAAATCACAGCCCGCAGCCGCCGAGTTGGATCGAAGCAAGACGCTATCCGTGTGGCCGAGTATCAGCAGAACTAATGCCTGACGCCCCAATCACCCCTCAACAAACGAATAGCCAGACGCCGGTTCCACCTGTTCCGAAACTCGGCAAGCCGAACCCCAGCATTGACTTCCGCAACCTCGCGAACTCAATGGTCGCGAACCGACAGTTCCACCTCCCACCGAACGATGTGACGCGTATGGGGGAAGTGGTTGGCTATGACCCGAACTACGTCACCGATGACCCGACAGCACCGGCTCCTTACTACGACTACCCGACTGTTTCAGTAACCTTGGCGGGCGACGATACGCCGATGCACGGGTTCCGGTTCATGGAGCACTACACACCGACGATTGGCGACACCGTTTGGGTGCAGATCAGTGGTGAAGACGGGTTCGTCCTCGGCAAGTTGAGTGGAGCCTACAATACGGTTTCCAATGCCCCTACAGGCAACTCACCGACAACCTTGCTCGGTCATTCATACGCTACGGCGGGACAGCAGTGGCAGATTACAAGTGCCGAAGTGGATTTCACCATTGACGGTATTACTCAAGCGGTCAATGTCCTTCCGAACCGCAAGTATCGCTACGAAATCAACTACAGCATCTACACACTGGTCTATCCCCCCGCAAGTGGTGTAAACCACATGACAGTCAAGTTGCAACCAACGCTCTCACCGAACTCTTACGGTTCGCCGGTCACGATTGACTACCTCAATGATTTCACTAGCAGCACGAACTCAAGTGGTTCTCCGATTGCCGCACAACAACGACTGTCAGGGACGATGACCGGCTATTGGAGTTATTCGCCATCAGCACCGATCATTCCGGGTGAGTGGACAACATGGTTCCCGAATGGGCAGTTGCAGTTAGGAATGATCGGAAAGTTGACGTCACTCGGTTCCACCTCTGATGATTTCTTGGGTGAGTTGCAGATTACTGCGATGGACATGGCCATCTACGACTGTGGACTTGCTGGATAAGGTAAGCCGTAGTGAAATCATGGCCTAAAATCTCTTCATGGCCACCCAACCCTATGTCCTTGCAGCGTGCATCTCGGCCATTCCGACCTCGATTATGGCTATCAGCACTTGGTATGG